AAGCAACCTAAAAACATTGCTAAGAAAGCTGCTAAGTTTAGACGAGGCTAATAACATTAAATATATTAATAGGGTTGACACCCGATACATGAGATAGTATAATGCCAAGACAATTAAGTGAAAAACAACAAACATTACTTGCAGTATTATTCGAAGAAGCAGGCGGAGATATTATCGCAGCTAAAAAACTTGCAGGTTATTCTGAAAGCACTAATACTTCTGAAATAGTCAAAGGACTTAAAGAAGAAATATTGGAAGCCACTCAAATGTATATGGCACGTAATGCACCTAAAGCTGCAATGGCTATGGTGAGTGGTTTATTTGACCCTACTGAATTAGGTATTAAAGATAAACTATCTGCGGCTAAAGAATTATTAGACCGCACTGGTATTGTAAAAACAGATAAAGTACAAGTAGAAGCTAAGGGTGGTGTAATGTTAATGCCGCCTAAAGCTGCTATAATAGAAGAAGATGATGACTAAGAGCATAGGCAAGTGGAAACTTCCACAGCCAACAGACATTAAAGATGAAAACGAGTGGGTACAAATTCCCCGTATTGCACGTACCGTACCATTCGGATACAAAGTTAATGAAGATGACCCCCAAATTCTTGACCCAATATCTATCGAACTTGACTTGCTTGAAAAGGCAAGAAATTTTATAAAGCAATACTCCTATCGTGAAGTAGCTAATTGGCTTAGTACTAATTCCAATAGGTACATTTCTCATGTAGGGTTAAGAAAACGGTTACAGAATGAGCGACAGCGTAAGAACCAAGCTAAAAGCCTCCGTGAGTGGGCAGCGTATGCGGAAAAAGCAATCCGTAAAGCGGAAGCCCTCGAAGAAAAAAGAACGGGTGCAAAAGAAGCAGTCTCCTAAACCAGAAGTTAAAGTGGTTGAGTATGAGACTCAGGCTATTGAAGAAACAGCCAATGTACTATTTAAACCTAACCCCGGACCACAAACAGATTTTCTAGCAGCTAGTGAGAGAGAAGTACTGTATGGGGGAAGTGCCGGTGGCGGTAAAAGTTATGCGATGTTAGCGGACCCCCTTCGTTACATGGGCCATCCACAATTTAGTGGATTACTTCTTCGACATACAACAGAGGAACTTCGTGAACTTATCTTCAAGTCACAAGAGTTGTATCCGAAGATATGGCCCGGCATAAAATGGTCTGAGCGTAAGATGCAATGGACCGCTCCTTCGGGAGCAAGATTATGGATGTCTTACCTTGATAGAGATGATGATGTATTACGCTATCAAGGTTTGGCATTTAGTTGGATAGGCTTTGACGAACTAACGCAGTGGTCTAGCGAATATGCATGGAATTACATGCGAAGTCGTTTACGCTCTACTGCTCCTGACTTACCTATCTTTATGAGAGCAACGACTAACCCCGGTGGTAGGGGACATGCGTGGGTTAAGAAAACATTTATTGACCCTGCTCCTTATAACACAGCGTTTGATGCTACGGATAATGAAACCGGAGAAGTCTTGCGGTATCCTGCCGGCCACGTTAAGGCAGGGAAGCCTTTGTTTAAAAGGCGTTTTATACCGGCAAGGCTATCGGATAACCCACATCTTTCTGAGGGTGGGGATTATGAAGCAATGTTGCTGTCACTTCCTGAACAACAAAGAAGGCAGTTGTTGGAAGGCGATTGGGACATCAAAGAAGGTGCAGCCTTTACTGAGTTCAATCGTGACATACACGTAGTTGAGCCTTTTGAAATACCTTCTAATTGGGTTAAGTTTAGAGCATGTGACTATGGATACGGAAGTTGGAGTGGTGTTCTGTGGATAGCAGTAGCTCCTTCAGAACAACTTATTGTATATCGTGAGCACTATGTGACTAAAGTATTGGCTACTGATTTAGCAGACCAGATACTTGACCTAGAAGCAGGCGATGGAAACATTAAGTATGGAGTACTCGATAGTTCTCTTTGGCATAAACGTGGAGATACTGGTCCTAGCCTAGCAGAACAGATGATACAAAAGGGTTGTCGTTGGCGGCCCTCAGACAGAAGTAAAGGCAGTCGTGTTGCCGGTAAAAACGAAATACACAGAAGATTACAAGTAGATGAGCACACAGAAGAACCTAGACTTGTATTCTTTAATACTTGTACTAATATAATTTCACAACTACCTTCACTACCAATAGACAAGAAAAATTCAGAAGATATTGATACTACTTCAGAAGACCACTTGTATGATGCTTTAAGATATGGTATAATGTCACGACCTAAATTTAGCATATTTGATTACGACCCACGTGGTCGCCCAAGTCAACAATACGTAGCTGATTCAACCTTTGGATACTAAATATGGCAGAAGACGAAATTTTAATTGAAGACGAAGCGATAGCATTAGATGATGCAGAAGATACTTCTTATGATGATACTCCTGCTGAAAATATTATTCCGTACATTATGGAACGCTATCGAAAGGCAGAAGACTACAGACAGCAAGACGAAGACCGTTGGTTAAGTTCTTACAGAAACTACCGTGGTTTATATGGGCCTGATGTGCAGTTTACTGAAGTTGAAAAGTCTCGTGTATTTATTAAGGTAACAAAAACAAAAACGCTAGCAGCCTACGGACAAATCGTAGATGTGCTTTTTGCTAACAATAAGTTTCCTCTTTCTATTGACCCTACTGAATTACCAGATGGTGTAGTAGAGTCCGTTAACTTTGATACTCAGCCTGTTCCTCCGGGAGCAGAAGAAGCTATGCAAGAACCTAGTATGGAAAGTCCTTATGGTTTTAATGGGGATGGCAAAGAGTTAGAGGCAGGTGCTACTATAAAAACTCTACAAGAGAAACTAGGACCGCTTGCAGACAAACTTAGTCCTGTCGAAGACAAACTAAAAGAAGGTCCTGCCACAGTTCCTAGTGCGGTTGAGTTTAGTCCTGCAATGATTGCGGCTAAGAAAATGCAAAAGAAAATCCATGACCAACTAGAAGAGTCTGGTGCTAATAAAAACTTACGCAGTAGTGCATTTGAACTAGCTTTGTTTGGCACGGGGATTATGAAAGGTCCTTTTGCTACAGATAAAGAATATCCTAACTGGGATGACGAGGGTGAATACTCACCTATATTTAAAACAATCCCACAAGTTTCACACGTTTCAGTGTGGAATTTTTACCCTGACCCCGATGCAAATAATATGGATGAAGTTCAGTACGTAATTGAGCGACATAAACTGTCTCGTACACAATTGCGTAATCTGAAGAAACGTCCCTACTTCCGTTCTAATGTTATTGATAACTGTATTGATATGGGCGAAAACTATACTAAGAAGTACTGGGAAGACGATTTAGCTGACTATGCTCCTGAGCATGGCATAGATAGATTTGAAGTATTAGAATACTGGGGTATGGTTGATACTGAAATGCTTGAAGAGCAGAATGTAGAAATACCAAAAGAGTTGCAAAACTTTGACGAGCTACAGGCAAACGTATGGATATGTAACAATAAAGTTATTCGCATGGTACTTAATCCGTTTAAGCCTGCAAAAATTCCATATGCCGCTGCTCCTTATGAGCTTAATCCATATTCATTCTTTGGCATTGGTATTGCGGAGAACATGGAAGATACGCAGACATTAATGAATGGTTTCATGCGTATGGCAGTAGATAATGCTGTTCTATCCGGTAACTTGCTTATTGAGGTAGATGAAACTAACTTAGTGCCGGGACAAGACTTATCTGTGTATCCGGGTAAGGTATTCCGCAGACAGGGTGGTGCACCGGGACAAGCTATCTTTGGTACTAAGTATCCGAATGTCTCTAGCGAAAACATGATGATGTTTGATAAAGCTAGACAGCTATCAGATGAAAGCACAGGACTACCTTCTTTCGCACATGGACAGACAGGTGTATCTGGAGTTGGACGTACTGCTAGTGGTATTAGTATGCTTATGAACGCAGCTAGTGGCAGCATTAAGAATGTTATTAAGAATGTAGACGATTACTTGTTACGTCCTCTTGGTGAAGGTTTCTTCCGCTTTAACATGCAGTTTGATTTTGACCCAAGTATTAAGGGTGACTTAGAAGTTAAGGCACGAGGCACAGAAAGTTTGATGGCTAATGAAGTACGTAGTCAAAGACTTATGCAGTTCTTGCAGATTGCAAGTAGTCCTGCTCTTGCTCCGTTTGCTAAGTTCCCGTATATTATTCGTGAGATTGCGAAGTCAATGGACCTTGACCCTGAAAAAGTTACAAACAGTATGGGGGATGCTGCATTACAAGCAGAGATTTTAAAAGGCTTCCAAATGCAACAGCAGCCACCAGAAGGGCAAGGTGCTCCCGCAGGAGCAGATGCTATGGATACTAGTGGAGCAGGTGGCGGAAACATAGGTGTAGGACAGGCTCCTGTACCGGGTGAACAAGGATTTAGTGGAAACAATGGACAAGCAAATACTGGGCCGACTGAAGCCCCTAGCAACGAACAACCGCCAGTGGCAGGCGTTTAGTGATTATCTTGATGCGAGTATAGCACAGCAGCACAAAGCACTAGAGCAAGCAGACAATACAGTTATTATGCATCGTGCTCAAGGAGCTATTACAACATTAAGAAAACTAAAACTATTAAGAGATGAAGTAATAAATAATGGCTAAAGCTAAACCAAAAATGAATGAGGGCGGAATGGCTAAACAAATGGAAATGTTTGATACAGAAGAAGTTACTAGTGCAGAAGTGCCTACAGAAGAAGGTGGCCTTATGGATGAAGGTGGTACTATTGATGAAGTATCTGGTAACGATGTTCCGGTAGGCTCACTTAAAGAAGAAGTACGTGATGACATTCCTGCACAGTTAAGTGAAGGTGAGTTTGTGTTACCTGCTGACGTTGTTCGCTATCATGGTTTAGATAAGATTATGAGACTTCGTGACGAAGCAAAAATAGGACTTGCTCG